CCTATTCAGGATAAGTGGGATAATTGGATTATCTCGGTAGAAGAAATGGCTTATTGTACAAATCCTTCCTTCTTATGGGTAAAAGACCTTGACCTTATTCCTTACGAACGAAAAGAATATCCATCACCATTCGGAATATAAAAACGGAGGTACATCAAATGCAAGAAAGAACATTCCTTATTATACCCGTCTCGGAATTGAGTAAAGTAGATTTTACACAAGTCCTAGAAACATCACCCGATACCGTTCGTAAATCAGTTGATGAAACAAAAACATTCATCAAGTGGGAAGGGGAAACACCCCTTTTCATCAGTGAAATCGTTGGTTCTGAAGGACCGTACACATATGGTGAGATATTAGAGATACTATCAACACCTGAATGGACTAATCCAAATCCGTTTGGTGTGGGGTAAGATATGTCAGGTAATGTGGGTAAAATGAATGACCCAGATGCAAGTTTATTCATTCAAGTATCTGAAATAACGGGTTCTACACAACGTGGTGCCATCGTTGACCTTGTAAAAGATTTGAAATCAAACAATCTATGGTCAAAAATGAAAGCTATCTATCCGTTCGTTGGTGGAACCGCCGCTACACACAAATGGAATCTAAAAGATCCACGGGATGCGAACGCGGCATTTCGCCTAACGTTCAACGGTGGGTGGACGCATTCGAGTACAGGGGCAGACCCGAATGGTACAACAGCGTATGCCAATACATGGTTTCAGCCGTCTACAAATGAATCAAACACAAGCGCGCACAGGTGCATCTATCTGCGCGAAAATACAGACGAGTTAAAGTTTGACATGGCAGATTTTACTTTGAATACACTGAACAATGGTTCTTTTATTTTAGCTAGATCGTCTAATACGTTTTTTGGTCGCATTACCGGAGATACAAACGTGACAACCGCCAACACTGACAGCAAAGGTTTTTTTATTGCAACAAGATCAGATGCTTCAAACACATCAATTGCAAAGAATGATGCTGCTTTTGTTACTGCTGCTCAAGCAACCCGTCAATCGCTAAATACAAACTACACATACATTGGTGCTTCTTCTAATTTGGCGAATGGTGATTGGTTCTCTTCGCGAGAAGTTGCATTTGCAAGCATTGGCGAAGGTTTCAGTCAAACAGAATCTCGCTTGCTTTACGCAATAGTCCAAAAATATCAAACAACATTAGGAAGGCAAGTATAATGTCTAACAACTTGGAGTATAATGAATGGTAACGGGAACACCAAGAATGGTAACGGATGGGTTGGTATTGTATCTTGATGCCGCAAATACAAAGTCATACCCTGGCTCTGGTACAGTATGGACTGACTTGAGTCCAACACAAATTACGGGAAGTTTGACCAACGGACCAACATTCAATTCTGCAAACGGAGGAAGTATCAGGTTTGACGGAACGAACGATTATGTGAATTTGGGTTCATCCAATACACTAAACTTTACAGATGCTTTTTCTGTGTCTTTTTGGACAAATTCAAATCTATCGGTGAATAATTATCAGTATTTTGTTGACAGATGGGAATACCAATCTGGTAATTTTCGTCAATGGTCATTTGATAATAGTGCTGGTACAGTCGGTTCAATGACATGGTCTCTAAATACAATTGGTTTTAGAATTAGTTCGGCTGGAACAGATGCAACTACAACTAGAATTACTTCGTCAAATGCCTCGTATTCAAACCAATGGATAAATGTTTGTGGTATTTGGGATAAAACAAATATACACTTGTACATAAATGGAATTTCTGCAAGTAATCCAGTTGCAGCTTCTACAATGGTTTCAACACCAGATAAAAATACTTTTATAGGTAATACCCCTTCATTTGCTATAGTAAATTATCCTTTGAATGGTTCAATCGCGATAACATCTATTTACAACCGTGCCCTATCTGCCACAGAAGTCCTACAAAACTTTGAAGCTACTCGTGAACGATTCGGAGTATAATTCCGTCGGTATCTCATATTTATATCTATACACAAAACTACACCACTAATCTTGGATAGGGAAAAGATATAGTATGCCATCAGAATTTGTAATTAAGAATGGTTTCTTTTCACAAGGGAACTCAAATGTAACCGGTTCGTTTAATGTTACCGCCGGAATAACAGGTTCCCTCTTTGGAACTTCATCATGGGCATCTAATTCTGTAACTGCTTCTTATGCTGTAACCGCTTCTTATGTTTTAAGTGGCGGAAGTGGTACATCTGGTACAAGTGGCACATCTGGGTCTTCAGGAACTTCGGGTTCCTCCGGTACATCTGGTTCAAGTGGGACATCTGGTACTTCTGGTTCAAGTGGCGCATCTGGCTCATCAGGAACTTCAGGAACATCTGGTTCATCAGGAACATCTGGTTCATCAGGAACATCTGGTTCATCAGGGACTTCAGGTGAATCTGGTTCATCAGGAACCTCGGGTGAATCTGGTTCATCAGGAACATCTGGTTCATCAGGAACCTCGGGTGAATCTGGTTCATCAGGAACATCTGGTTCATCAGGAACATCTGGTTCATCAGGGACTTCAGGTGAATCTGGTTCATCAGGAACCTCGGGTGAATCTGGTTCATCAGGAACATCAGGTACAGGATTCAACACCATAAATAACGCCGGTACTAATAGAGTATTATTATCCGACGGTACAACAAATGCTGCTACTGCTTCATCTGCCCTTACAATATCAGGTACAACGTTAACCATTTCTGGTTCAACTTTAATGTCTGGTTCTTTAAGTACACCAGTATTTATAGATTATGAGGAGAGATTTAGTTCACCGACGATTTCAGGTGGTACACTTACACTCAACCTTGCGGACGGTAACGTATTTGATGTTGCTCTAAATGCCAACATCACAACGCTAACAATAACAAATCCACCGGCCACAAATAATGCCGGTTCTTTTGTACTTATATTTACAGCCGATGGTATTACAAGAACAGTCACTTGGGGTGGTTCAATTGTATGGGCCGGTGGTACTGCTCCAACTCTAACAAGTACAAATGGTAAAAAAGATGTTTTTGGTTTTATATCACTCAACGGTGGTACAAATTGGTATGGTTTTACAGGAGGACAAAACTTCTAAGGTATGATAAAAGATATTATCATAAGAACATTAAAAACACCAGTTACAGGTGCATCTGCCCAATACTCACTTTGGGGTTGGGGTGATGGTACATTAGGTCAAACGGATAATAGTATATTGACATATGTTCCATACCAAATTGATTCAGGAACAACGTGGGTTAGTGGAAGTGGTGGGTTGTCACATACCATTGCATTAAAATCAAATGGTACACTTTGGTCATGGGGTGGTAATTCTGTTGGCCAATTGGGATTGATTGACGTCGTTGTCAGGTCATCACCAGTTCAAGTTGGGACACTTACTAACTGGAAAGACATTTCTTCTGGATATAATCACACACTTTCAGTAAAAACAGATGGAACACTTTGGGCTTGGGGTGGGGGTGATAGAGGAAATTTAGGTGATAATACAATACTTAATAGGTCTTCACCAATTCAAGTTGGAACCCTTACAAATTGGTCAAAAGTTTATGGGGGTAATGGTGTAAGTAGTGCAATTAAAACAGATGGGACTCTTTGGGTCTGGGGATTTAATAATGTTGGCCAACTCGCGGATAACACTGTTACTGATAAAAGTTCACCCATACAATTAGGCACTCTTACTGATTGGGCAAAAATATCTCATGGAAACGGACCTGTTTTGGCTATAAAAACCGACGGAACTCTATGGGCTTGGGGTTCTAATACAAACGGTGAACTTGGTAACGAACCAATAACACCAACTAGTTTGAATTTAGATTCTTGGTCTGATACTGATGCTGGTCATTCTTACACAATGGGTATCAAATCAAATGGGACTCTGTGGGGATGGGGATTAGGAGCAAGTGGCCAGTTAGGTATACAAATACCTCTTGCACCTATACAGATTGGAGTCGATACCGATTGGACTAGAATATCAGTCGGAGCGGCATCTTCTTTAGCTTTAAAATCAAATGGTACTCTTTGGGCATGGGGGGATAATAGTTCTGGACAACTTGGAGACGGAACTACAATAAATAGGAGTTCTCCTGTTCAAATTGGAACACTAACAAATTGGTCGAAAATTTGTGGTGGACTTGTACATTCGATGGCTATCAAGACCGATGGAACTCTTTGGACTTGGGGTTCGAATGGAAGTGGTCAACTCGGAAATAATAGTACCGCAAATAGAAGTTCCCCAGTTCAAATAGGAACTCGCACAGATTGGGCAAACGTAGGTGGTGGTGAATCACACACAATTGCGATTACAACGGGTGGAACAATTTGGGGATGGGGCACTGGTGGTAGGACTGGAGATGGAACTGCTGTTGCTAGAAGTTCACCTGTTCAAATTGGAACTTTGAATACTTGGTCAAGTATACTCGCAACCCAAAAAGGCGGTCTTGCTATAAATACAACTGGTAATTTATGGGCATGGGGAACAAACAATCTTGGAATAGTAGGAGACGTAACTACTGTAAATAGAAGTTCACCCGTTCAAATTGGAACATTAACAAACTGGGCATCATTTTCTGATGGGTCTGCTGGAGACCACGTTATTGTTGTAAAAACCGACGGCACTCTTTGGGGTTGGGGAAATAGTCAAACCGCAGGGTCCATCGGCGATTCTGCAACAGGAAATAGAAGTTCACCTGTTCAAATAGGAACACTAACAAATTGGAGCCAAGTTGATGCTGGGTATCATTTAAGTTTTGGTGTAAAAACCGACGGCACTCTTTGGGGATGGGGACTAAATACAACCGGCGAATTAGGGCAAGAGACCGTTGTGAGTAGAAGTTCACCTGTTCAAATAGGAACTCTAACAAATTGGTCATATGTTGTTGGTGGTAGTACCCATGCTTTAGCATTAAAAACAGATGGTACTCTTTGGGGGTGGGGTAGAAATAATAGTGGTCAAGTTGGTATAAATACAACAATAGAATATACCACAACAGGTTACTCATCACCAACACAAGTCGGTACATTAACTACTTGGTCAAAAGTATCAACTGCAAACGCCTTCACAATAGGAAGAAGAACCGACGGGACTCTTTGGTCATGGGGTAATAATTCACTAGGACAACTTGGATTGGGTGATGTAACAACAAGATGGTCTCCAATACAAATAGGAACCCGTACTGATTGGTCATCTAATTTTAGTACATTCAATTCCCATACTATGGCTATAACCACGGGTGGTTCACTTTGGGGTTGGGGTAGTAATGCAAACGGTCAATTAGGTCAAACAAACGTTATAAATCGTTCTTCACCTGTTCAAGTGGGAACACTTACAAATTGGTCAACGGTTTCTGTTGGTAGTAATCACACACTTTCTGTAAAAACCGACGGTACTTTATGGGGATGGGGACTAAATACATCAGGACAAGTTGGTGATTCAAGTGCCGTTTCAAGAAGTTCACCTGTTCAAGTAGGTACACTTACTAACTGGTCAAAAGTATCTGGTGGTCTATCTCATTCTATGTCCGTAAAAACAGATGGTACTCTATGGGCTTGGGGTGGTGATGGTAGTGGTGAATTAGGATTCCGTTTACCATATTTTCTACCACGATTAATTGATAACAATACAAACTGGGCAAGTGCAAGTGGTCCAGGTCGTCATATGGTTGCTATAAAAACCGATGGAACCCTATGGGCTTGGGGTGATAATTTCTACGGTCAAATCGGTGACCGAACGACGGTATCAAAAAGTTCCCCAGTACAAATAGGTACACTTACAAATTGGTCAAAAGTTGCAATTGGTGGTTCTCATTCAATGGCTATAAAAACAGACGGAACTTTATGGGGATGGGGATTTGCTACCGTTTTTGGAGCTATTGGTGATGGTACCACTAATAATAAATCATCACCCGTTCAAATAGGAACAAGAACTGGTTGGTATGATATTAGTTGCGGAGTCGCTCACACAATAGCAACTAGAACCGACGGAACGTTATGGGGATGGGGGTATAACAATATTGCTGGTAATGTGGGGGATGGAACTCTTATAAACAGAAGTTCTCCTGTTCAAATTGGAACACTTACCAACTGGCTAAAAGTATCGGCAACCGGTGGTTCAACTTCAATGGCTATAAAAACCGACGGAACTCTATGGGGATGGGGGGCAAATTCGTCTGGACAACTCGGATTAGGTGACACGGCTAATAGAATTTCTCCAGTTCAAATTGGAACACTTACAAATTGGGCAATAATCAATCAATCAGCGGGTTTTTCATATGCTATAAAAACAGATGGTACTCTATGGGCATGGGGCGCCAACAGTTTAGGTCAGCTGGGTGACGGAACCATTGTGAACAGGAGCTCACCTGTCCAGATCGGAACCCTGACTAATTGGGCATCCATGTCAGCATACGGAAGCACACTTGCAATAAAAACTGATGGAACCCTTTGGAATATCGGCGGCGGTAGTTATTCTGTATACGATGGTGGATTTGTTGCTCGTTCTTCCCCTGTTCAAATAAGCACTCTTACAAATTGGGCCTCTTTACCATCAAGTGTAGCCGCAATAAATACAAGTGGAAATCTTTATGTTTGGGGTGATAACTCACTTGGTCAATTAGGAACAAATAATTTACTTGGCACAAATACAACAGTATGGTCTTCCCCTGTTCAAGTCGGTACTGATACTAATTGGTCGGATGTTTGGGCAACTGCTAATAGAACTTACGCAACAAGAACTGATGGAACTCTATGGGGTTGGGGTGCCGCAACAAACTATCTTGGCGATACCGTTTCTCTTCCACTTCAAAGACTATCACCAACTCAAATCGGTACAAAAACAAACTGGTCTAAATTAGGACGTGGACAGAATCACATCATAGCCATAAAATCTGACAATTCTATGTTAGGTTGGGGCCTAAATGTAAACGGACAATTAGGACTAAACTTCTTTGGTTCACTCACTTCACGTTCTTCACCCGTTCAAATAGGTGACGATACATTCTGGTCGGAAGTTTCAGCTGGTTCAAATCATACACTTGCCGTAAAAACCGATGGAACCCTTTGGGCTTGGGGACTCGGAACCGGTGGTCGTATTGGTGACGGTCAAGTTATCAGTCGTAGTTATCCTGTTCAAATTGGCACTCTTACATCATGGTCAAAGGTAAACTCGAACATAGACCATTCTGTTGCTATAACCACCTCTGGAAATCTTTGGGGTTGGGGAACAAATACAACGGGTAAACTTGGTGATGGTACAATCATATCAAGAAGTTCACCTGTTCAATTACCGGGTTCAAACTGGAAAGATGTAAACGGAATTGGTTCACATTCAATCGGTGTATCTACCGGTAATAATCTTTACACATGGGGATTACAAACATCAGGTCAACTCGGATATACAATGCAACGTTCATCACCAGTACAAATTGGTAACGAATATTCTTGGTCAAAGATTGATGGTGGTGACCTTGGACTTCACACTATGGCTATAAAAACCGATGGTACTCTATGGGGTTGGGGTGCAAATAACTTGGGTCAACTCGGTGACAATACTGTTGCCTATAAAGGTTCACCAACACAAATTGGAACACTTACAAATTGGTCAAATGTAAATCTTTCTCTTTCTCATACAATGGCTGTGAAAACGGACTATACATTATGGGGATGGGGAAGAAATGTGTCTGGTCAAATAGGTGACGGTACGGTTGTAGATAAAAGTTCTCCTGTTCAAATTGGTACAACTGCTGATTGGGCAAGAGTATCTGCTGGTGGTAATGCCGATACAACAATGATGACAATGGCTGTTAAAACAGATGGTTCTCTATGGGGTTGGGGCTCATTTACTAACGGTAAGATAGGAATAATTACACCAGTTGTTCCCCAAGAAACACAAATAACCGACCAATGGTCTGATATTAGCACTAAAGGAAATCACACACTTGCAATTAAAACAAATGGTACTCTTTGGGGATGGGGCTCGAATAGTACCGGTCAAATTGGTGATGGAACAATAATAAATCGGTCATCTCCAGTTCAAATCGGTACACTTACAAACTGGTCAAAAGTTTTTGCCGGATACGCAGGAAATTCTTTTGCTATCAAAACAGATGGTACCCTATGGTCATGGGGTATAAATACCAGTAATGGTGGTCTTGGTCTTGGTGATGTAATAAATAGAAGTTCTCCTGTTCAAATTGGTACTTTAACGGATTGGTCATTTGTTGATGCCGGACAACATACAATCGCACTAAAGACCAATGGGACTATATGGGGATGGGGCCAAAATGTAAACGGTAGTGTAGGAGACGGCACCGCTGTGAATAGAAGTTCTCCGGTTCAAATAGGAACCCTAACAAATTGGTCAAAAGTTACTGTTGGCAACGCACACACAATATCAATAAAAACTGACGGAACTCTTTGGGGATGGGGATTTAATGTTGGAACTGGTGCTGTGGGAGACGGTACGGTAATACATAGGTCTTCTCCTGTTCAAATAGGTACTTTAACAAATTGGTCAAAAGTAGATGCACATTTTGATACTAATTTAGCTATAAAAACCGATGGTACTCTATGGTCATGGGGTGGAGGAACTAGTGCACAGATAGGGGACGGGTTTTCAGTTTCTCGTTCTTCTCCTGTTCAAATAGGAACCTTAACATCTTGGTCGGATGCACAAGCTGGTCTTGCTCATTCAACTGTAATAAGTACCAACGGTTCTATTTGGGCATGGGGGACAAATTCATCTGGTCAAGTCGGTGATGGAACTGTTATAAACAGAAGCTCACCTGTTCAAATAGGTACACTTACAAATTGGTCAAAACTTTTGATTGGGGCATCATTCTCGATGGCTATAAACTCAAGTAATGTTTTATATGGTTGGGGCGATGCATCATTTGGCCAAACAGGTTTAAATAATACAATAACAACAGCCACCACAACAGTTGTTTCACCTGCAAGAGTTGGTTTAGAAACCTCTTGGTCACAACTCTCCCTCGGTGCCGACCACGGTATAGCCACCAAAACAACAGGAACCCTTTGGGGTTGGGGTGTAAACGGAGCTGGTCAAATTGGTGACGGTACGGTAACAACACGTTCATCACCGATACAAATCGGTACACTCACGGATTGGTCAAATGTTTCTGCTGGTGCCTCACACACAATGGCTATAAAAACAGATAACACACTTTGGGCGTGGGGATTAGGAACGAGTGGACAGTTAGGATTGGAACCAAATACACCACAATGGATAAGTAACAGAAACACAGGATGGACTGAAATATCGGCTGGTTTGGCATTTACCGTCGGTATTCAAAATAATAGACTTTGGGGTTGGGGTAGTAATACAAACGGTCAATTGGGTGATAGTACAGTGATTTCTAAATCATCACCAATTCAAATTGGTACACTTACAAATTGGTCATCTATTTCTTGTGGTAGTAACCATACTTTATCAATAAAAACAGATGGCACATTATGGGCGTGGGGATTTAGTAGTCCTAGTGGTGGACAAATAGGTGATAATACTGTAATTCCTAGAAGTTCACCTGTTCAAATTGGAACCCTAACAACATGGTCTTCTATTTCGGCTGGAAATTCTGAAAATTCAGCCGCGATAAGAACAGATGGTACATTATGGACTTGGGGTAACAATGGCGATGGTCAACTTGGAGACAGAACTCTTGTTAATAAAAGTTCACCTATTCAAGTTGGAACTCTAACAGGATGGTCATCTGTATCGTTTGGTTTCTCGTTCGTATTGGCGATTAGAGATAATGGTACTCTTTGGAGTTGGGGATTGAATAATGCTGGTAATCTTGGACAAAATAATACAATCATTCGCAGTTCACCCGTTCAAATTGGCACCCTTACAAACTGGTCAAAAATATCAGGTGGACTTTCACACTCGATGGCTATAAAAACTGACGGAACACTATGGGGGTGGGGACTAAATTCATCCGGTCAACTTGGTGATAATACTACAACAAATAGGTCTTCTCCTGTTCAAATTGGTACACTGACTAATTGGTCTGATGTATTTGCAAATACAAACTCAAGTACCGCACTTAAAACCGATGGAACTCTTTGGGGTTGGGGATTAAATACTGCCGGTGCAGTCGGTGATGCAACGAATATCACAAGGTCATCTCCTGTTCAAATTGGTAGTTTAACAAACTGGACAAACAAAGTTGGTTCAACTAGTTCTAGTTCTCACGTAATGGCGATAAAATCAGATGGTACACTACGAGGATGGGGACTTGATACTTCTGCACAGCTTGGTAGAGGATTTATTGGGTCTAATATTTCTCGTTCTTCACCTGTTCAAATTGGTGAAGACCAATGGACATCAGTTTATGCTGGAAATACTTTCACAACTGCAATTCGTGGAGATAATACACTTTGGGCTTGGGGTGTAAACACGGCTGGTTATCTTGGCGATAGCTCTGTTCTTTCTCGTTCTGCACCAACACAAATCGGTACATTCTCGAAATGGCAATCCGTTTCTTCTGGTGCTTCACATACAATCGCAATACGTGAAGAATAAAAAAGTTGGTATTCCCAAAAAATTTTACTATATTCATACCATTCCATATTTATAGTAAACAAAAATGGTTATGTATAATAAAAGGTTATGTATCATATGAAGAACCGAGCAGACAAAATAGAACCGGGTCAAATGCACCCACTTGATATTGCACTTCAAGCTTCCATCAACGGACATCCTGAAATTAGTGAGGATATTCTACGTTCCCAACCACAAGATGACCTACGGGTTCTTTTTAATCTTGGTTGGCACGAAATGAGACACGGTAATCTCAAAAAGGCGATGGAACACTTTAACTACGGTAGGTATATCGACGTATTTGGTCTACCACCACTTCCAGGAAAAATTTGGAAGGATGAACCACTTGAAGGAAAAACACTTCTTTTCAGATGTGAAGGTGGGTATGGAGACCAAATTCTTAACTTTCGTTTTGCAAAACATTTCGTAGAAAAAGGAGCAAGGGTTCTTGTTTCTTGTGCACCAGAACTAAAAGAACTATTTTCTCGTCACGGATATATTTGTATCGATAACGAAGTTGCAATGGCGGCACATTACGACTATTGGGTTCCAGCTATGTCAGCCGCATTTATCTTAGACATGGAATACGAAGATCTTGATGGTTCACCTTTCTTGAAGGCATTAGAACGAAGAACACTTTTCGCAAAGAAAGGTTCTCTAAAGGTTGGTGTTCGTTGGTCGGGTAGTCCTGACTTTGAAGATGAACAACATCGTCGTTTCCCACCCGAATTGATGATTGGACTCCACGATATTCCAAACACAACGTTTTATTCACTTCAACGTGATGAAAATATAATCGATGGTCTACCATTCGGAGATATGAGAGAACAAATGAAGTCGTGGGATGATACTGCAAACATTATGGCAGATTGTGACCTTATCATTAGTTCGTGTACTGCAACTGCACACCTTGCAGCAGCAATGGGTAAACCAACTTGGGTTCTAACTCCGATTATGCCTTACTATACATGGGCTGTTCCTGGTGACGGTTCAAGGTGGTATGATTCAGTAAAGTTATACCGTCAAGTAAAGTACGGTGAATGGGATGTCCCTTTCCAAAAAATTAGAGAAGACCTTACAAAGTTAGCCGAAGAACATAAAGGGTAATTCATATGGCATACTTGAAGGAAGCTTTTTACCCTAAAAGTTTAGAACACGCAAAGGATATTTGTCTTACTCCAGATGGTCGAGTACCACAAAAGTTTACAAAGGAAACAATGTTTACCATAGACTTTCTCCTCAAAGAAAATCTAGTAAACAATTATTCAAAGGTAGCTGATTTTGGTTGTGGTGTTGGTCGTATGAGTAAAGCAGTCATACAACGACTTGGCTGTCCCGTGACGGGGTTTGATATTAGTGAACCTATGTTGGGGTGGGCAAAAGAATTTGTGTTGAGTAGGATATTTACACCCGTGGTATATTCAAAAGAATTTGTACCGACGGAAGATATGAAATACGACCTTGTTATGGCCCTTTTTGTACTGCAACATAGTGAACATCCAATCGAAGATATTGAGTTTATCCACTCGATTCTAAACAAAGGTGGTAAGTTTGTTCTGATGAACGAAGAAAAGAGATTTGTTCCGAGTGGTGTTGATGAAACTCGTAATATCATATGGAATGACGATGGTATCAATATCGAACAAGAAGTGGGTAAGAAATTCAAGTTTATTGGTCGGTACGATTACATAAACAGATACGATAAAAAACTGACGGTATGGGAAAAAGAATGATTAAACTAGATGTAATCCTACGAACCCACGATAAGAGGGAAATTCACGTATCAAAAGACCCACGTTATTGTAAGGCCGATAAAACAACGGTGGTAAAGAAATGCGTAAAATCTTTGGTAGAAACTTGTAACAATTCAGAACACGATATAACATATTGGTGGTATGATGACCATTCTTCAGAACAAACAATAGAAGAACTTCATCAGATTTTCAAAGAGGCAAAACATCCTTACAATTACATACCATTAGAATCTGAAGGTTGGCAAGGAAGTGGTTTGGCTCAATTTGAACGTGGTAGAGATTCGGATGCCGATTTAGTTTACTTTGTGGAAGACGATTACCTTCACTATCCAACCGCAATCAATGAGATGGTTGATTCTTATTATACATTCAGAGAAAACTTAGGTAGAGAAATTTGTATTCATCCATTTGATGACCCTGATAATTATCTTCCTGTTTGGATAGAACCTTGCCGTATTGTTTATGGTAAAAATCGTCATTGGAGAACTAATCTACACACGACGTTTACGTTTATGTGTAACCCAGAAATAGTTAGAGCCAGATGGCACGTATTTTACACAATGGCAACCGAGTATGGAACTCTTTGGGGTGAGATGAATCACGTCAATGAATCAACGATGATAAACAAAATATGGAGAGAAGAAGTAACTCTATTCACTCCAATTCCGTCGGTAGCTCTTCACATGGCTTATGAAACACAAAAAGACCCTTATTTAGATTGGAAAGAACTTTGGGATAGGTTTGAAATATGAGTGAAAGAACAGATTTAAAATACAACCAAGATTGGTTCAGCAAAAACCTACCAGAAATTTTGTATTGGGTAAAACCAACAATACGTCAAATCGAAAAACCAAAGATACTAGAAATTGGTGGATTTGAAGGACGTTCAACTCGATGGTTTATTGAGAACTTACTAAATAATGGTGGTGTACTTCATTGTATTGATACGTGGGACGGTAGTTTAGAACACGAAATGTGGGGAATGGACTTTACTGATACTTACGATGTATTCACTCATAACCTAAGAGAATACATAGAAGATGAAACCTGTATAGTTCACCGTGGTATGTCAAAAGACATTCTACCAAAACTTTTATCAGAAGGACATCAGTTCGACTTTATCTATGTTGACGGGAGCCACCTTGCATCCGATGTTATCATTGATGGGATTCTTTCATACCTACTACTAAAAACCGGCGGTATTCTTGCTTTCGATGATTATACGTTCGGTGTAACCGATAGAAGAACATTTGACATACCACATACAGCCATAAACTTTTTTGACTCTGCATTTACAGATAGGGGAAGAGTAGAACGTCTAGGTTTAAATTTAATGGCAACCTATAAAAAGTTAGAATAAAGTCATACCATCATATTTATATTTACTAGAACAATGGAGTAAATATGAGATACGTGTATGTCCAAGACGGACAAGTAATAGAAGGTCCTAGAATGTTACCAATAAGTTGGAATAATATCTCCAATTTTAATGTATTGGATGTGGATTCACTTAAATCGTATGGTTGGTATCCCCATCGTTTTGTTGAAGCTAGTTTAGGTGAAAACGATAAGATTACAGGTTCTTACTTTGTGATAGAAGAAACTGAAGTAGTTGAGTATCAAACTGTTTCACAAAAAACAGATTCGGAAATCCAAGACTTAATAAACCAACAATGGATTAACATTCGAGCAAGACGTTCGATAGAACTCCAAGAATGTGACTGGACACAACTTGCAGATGTACCGATGTCAGATGAAAAGAAATTAGAGTGGGCAACGTATCGTCAATCACTAAGAGATATAACAAATTTTGATAGTCCTGACCACGTAGTATGGCCATCGAAACCGGAGTAATTAATGCAAAAACTTGTAGAACAAATAATCAAAGAAATAAAACTTCAAATATTCAATGAAGAAGATACGAGTAGAGGAAATCTTGTAGCTGTATATCCTGGTCGATTTCAACCAATGGGTATTCATCATAGAGATTCATATATGTGGTTGAAAAAACAATTTGGTGATAAAAATACTTACATAGTTACCTCGAATAAAGTTGACGGGCAAAAGTCTCCATTCAACTTTGAAGAGAAGAAACGGATAATGCTAAAACATGGAATACCAGAGAAACAAATAATACAAGTTGTTAGCCCTTATAATATACAGGAGTTTTTTGATAAAACTGGATTGGACCCTAAGAATACATCGATTGTTTATATGATTGGTGAAAAGGATAGAGGTAGATTGGGTGGATTCAAACGTCTTATGGCATATAATAGAACAACTTACATACCCGCAAAAGACCTAGAAGACCCTTACACTTATTATGTTTATGCACCACACGTCTCATACAACATTCCATCATTTGGTGAAATGTCAGGAACAAATATTCGTAAGGCATTGGGTGATAATGATGCAAAGTTGGCTGAATTGAGATACCGTTTCAAACAAATCTTTGGTTGGTTTGATGCTGGCATTTTCAACTTGGTAATAAGTAAGTTGAATACAAAACGCAGTAAGATAAAAGAAGATCTAAACGACTGGTTCCGTGTATTATCAAACATGACGCAGGAACAAGGTCAACTATTTTTTGATATTCTCAAAAAAGAATACGGAGATACAAAAGACCTACTTCCAATAATACAAAAGTTTGTAAAAACAGGAAAACTTACCGACCAAGAAAAGGCAATCTTTCAGAAACAAATGAAAGATACATTCAAACTTATGGGTCTTGGGGCTATTGCGGCAATACCAATACCGGGAACAATGTTATTGATTCCCGTTATAGTTCAACTTGCTAAGAAGTTCAAAATCAATCTTCTTCCAGAATCTGATGAACCTGCGGGAGAACGTCTCTCCGTAGTTCGTAGAGAATTTTGGAATGAAGTATTTACAGAAGTTGCTAAGGAAGATAAACCACTTCTAAAAGAAGGTGGTGCAGCAGGACACATGACACATCCATTTGAAGACTTCGGTCTTACATTTGGTGACATGAAAGAAATGTTCCGACTTGGATTATCGGGTGAAATAACAACAACAGGAAAACCAACAGAAAAATTAGACGGTCAAAATCTTTTTGCTTCATTTAGAAAAGGTAAACTATATGCTGCCAGAAATAAAGGTGACATCAAGAATGGTGGAATGGATTATGAAAGTATCAAGACGAAGTTTGGTGGTCGTGGTAATATTGAAGAGGCATTTACATTTGCGTTCTCTGATTTGGAAAAGGCAATTCAAAAACTAACTCTAAACCAACAAAAGAAGATTTTTCAAGATGGTAAAGCTTGGATGAATCTTGAAATTATGTACCCGAAAAGTGCAAATGTAATCAACTACGACGGTGCTTATATTGTTTTTCACGGAGTTTCTTTGTATAATGATAAAGGTGAAAAGATAGAAGATTATCCTGACTATGCAAGAGTTTTAGCCGGAATGATAGAACAAGTAAATGCACATTCACAAGAAACATTTAGCATTACCAAACCAAAATCAATCGTGGTTGGTAAAACTAAAAAGTTCAATCAACGACTGAATTACTTTGTAACGCAACTAACAACTCTTCAGAATAAGATGAATTGTTTAGATACTGACACTATTGGTGTATGGCATCAACGTTGGTGGGAAAAGTATATCAAAAAGAACACAAAAGAAGCTGGTCTGACGATAGATGAGAAGACAATGGAAGGACTTGTAAAAAGATGGGCATTTTATGATAAGTCGTTTGCCCTAAACAGTACAAATATATCTGACGGCAATCTTTTGACTTGGGCAAAGAATACGGATAAACTGAAAGTCCAAGAACAAATGCAAAAGAATGTTCAACCGTTTGAATTACTCGTGTTAGAGTTTGGCGCAGAAGTTCTAAAGAATGTTCAGAGTGTAATGGCAATAGATCCAAAGAAAACTACAAGTCAAATGAAGTTGGATGTCAAGAATGCAATACAAACTCTCTCATCTTCTAAAAAGTTGGAAGATATAAACGTTCTCAAAAAACAATTGAAGAGAATTGATGCTGCCGGTGGTATGGACTCAATAGTTCCATTGGAAGGAATTGTGTTTACATTCAACGGTAAGACATATAAACTAACGGGTGCATTTGCTCCGATAAACCAATTATTGGGTTATTTCAAATTCAAGACATAATTATAGTAAATAGTTTCATTTATTCGATGGTGGTATATGGTAAAGATTGACAGTGTAAACGATGTCAAACAACTTCTAAAAGGAGAACACACTTCTCAAACTTCCGTTCAAACGGGATATACGGGAGAACCGGAAGAAAAGATAACAAGGAGTGTTGGTGATAGATGGAAGGATGAAGATGGTAATGAGTGGGAACAGAAAGAAGGGTATAAAATAAAGTTAGGAAAGGATTGGCAACAAGACCTTCACGGTTATCTCAATACGTTTCAGAATTGCCCGAAAGAAGTTTGTACGTGTAATATGCCAAAGAATGTTGATAACAAAATGAAGGCGTTACACGGTATGTGCCTTGACTGTGTTACAGAAATGGAACATAAGATAAGGATAGAAGGAAGATGGGATGAATATGAAAGAGAAAAAATGAAACTAAATGCAATGGCATGGTTGGCAGAAGCTGAAAAGGATAAAAATGTAATTGCAGAAGAACTTTCAAGAACAGAATTTGTAAATTCATTTGGTGACGTTGAAAAATGGGACACCGGTAAAACAAAAGAGGAACTCTTACAGAAGATTGAAGATGAGTTTCAAAAGTTTCGTGAAGATTTTATTCAGAAATTGGAGAACTACGGTGATTGAACAACTAAAGTCGGGTCTATCATCAATGATTTCAGATGTTGATGGTTCAGTATCATCAAAAAGAGTTGTTACGTTTTTATGTGTTGGTGCCATGTTAGTAACATGGGGTGCCAATCTTTTTTGGGGTTTTCAAATAACAGAGTTTATTTTTGAAGGTCTTATGTATATCATCATCGTCGGTCTTGGTGTTGCTACTGCTGAGAAGTTCTCACGTAAAGGTAGTTCTGCTTCAACTGACGTAAATGTATCATCTATAACAGATAAGGTAATGTAAGTATGAAGTCTATTGTAATTGAACGTGCAGTACCTACTAATAAGAAATTGTATAGTAGTGTAAAGTCACGAATAAAGAAGAAGTTCAAGGTGTGGCCGAGTGCTTATGCCTCGGCCGCTCTTGTAAAAGCTTATAAAGCTGCCGGTGGTGGTTATCGTAATGAATCAACTACAATCAACAATCCTGTTTATCGTCTTGAGTCGTATAAAACAAATGAGTGTGGTAAAATCACAGAACTCAACTTTGGTATTCAAGAAGGAGGAACGGAAGTCCTCGGTGAAGCCGAATATCGTGGACGTAAAGTTTCTCTCGGTAAACCATTCAGAACACCAGGTGGTCCAAAGAAATTCTCGGTATATGTAAAGAAACCAAACGGTAACGTCGTAAAGGTGAACTTCGGTCATAAAGGTTCAGGTGGTTCAAAGACGATGAAGATAAAGAAGTCTAATGCTCAACGTAGAAAATCATTCAGAGCAAGACACCGTTGTCATTCTCCTGGGCCGCGTCATCGTGCGAGATACTGGAGCTGTAGATTCGGATGGCCTTCAAGTGGTAAGGGTGCAATAGATAAGACATAAGATATGAATCAGGCGTTATATCAATCATTACTAACTCCACAATTTCAGTTTCATCTACCAAAAACAAGGGAGGATGCTGCTGAGGCAATGACAAATGCCTATCATTTATCAAACATCGGTCAAACAACAACTCCGTTTGGTGCACCACTTCTAAATGCTGATAAATCTATTCTAAAAACTTTTATAAAATTGAGCCTTGATATAAATTTTTATGGTGGACAAATTCAATCAACAGTTTCTACCATCATTCAGACAATTCGTGGTGCAATCCAAGCCGCTGAATCTGGAATAAAAACTGCAGTAAAAGATGCTCAAAAAAGTGTAAATAATACAATAGACCGTTTGGTATCTTCACTACCAGCTCCTCTTCTATTTGTCTCTC